AGACAAAAAGATGTATTACGTTTAATCAAGCCAATGCAAGAAACAGTAGATGATTTTTACAAGCGCAGTACAAGTGAAAAGCAAGGGTCAGATGCCTATTGCGAGATTAAGAAAAAGTTAATGACTACACAAGCTGAACGTGCGGCTAGTGCAGTACTAGGGAGATTCTAATGAACGAACTTATGCAATGTATTAACTCAGGTAAAGGTTGGGCGGCTGAACGTGCTAATACAGCATATCAGATTGGACAGGCATTACAAGCTGGACAAATAAACCCAAGTGAAGCGAAAGAGCTATTGGAAGACTTAGTTAGAACAGATAGATTAGATGCAGAAGCAGACGATATGGCTCTTAAGGCCCTGTTAGTCACAGGTATCTATGCAGTTATACAGATATGTGGGTAATATGGAACAGTTAATCAACGCATTAAAAATAGCATTTGCCAGCGAATACGCATTTGCACTAAAGGCACAGAACTTTCATTGGAACACTGAAGGCCCAGACTTTCTTGAGTTCCATACATTGTTTGAAACAATCTATGACGAAGTTTATGGAAGTATAGATGCGTTTGCAGAAAACATTCGTAAGAGCGGTGCATACACTCCTGCTAGCTTGTCTAGATTTAGTATGTTAACAGTAGTTGAAGATGAAAATCAAGTTATTGATCCAAGAGCAATGACCGCTGAACTATTAGCTGACAGTGATAAACTAGCACAGCTAATGGCAATGGTTTACAAAATGGCTGATGGCTCTGGAGAGTACGGATTATCAAACTTCCTAGCTGAACGTCAAGATGCACATCGTAAACACAGCTGGTTTCTACGCTCTACACTAAAATGAGAGAAAATGAATATCCAGTCTATCCAGAAGACGACGGTACTGATCGTCCTCGCAACCCTTACAGCCCTGTATAAAGGATTAGCCTTATTTGGTGCAGGTATGGGTGGACTACCTTTAACATTTGATGAGATTAATGAACTATGAGAGCAAATGAATTTATAACTGAGATTAAGAAAGGTCAAAAAGACTCAAACGGTTATACTAGTTGTTGGTCAGGTTACCATGCGGCAGGAACAAAGAAAGGTAAGAATGGCAAACAGGTCCGTAACTGTGTGCCTAATGAAAGCCTGGAGCTATCTGAAGAGTTTGATCTTATTGAGTCAATCATCGAAGGTCTTGCTAACCACAATCAAGTAGATGCTGAAGAGATATGGGAAGATTTAGATACACTTACAGATGACGAACTATATGTCTTTGCTGTTACACAAGAACTTGTTACAGAAGATTGGCAAAAAGCCAACAAGCAAGACAAGACAGACGGCATGAGTCAAAAGGCTGTCAATGCCTATCGTAGAGAGAATCCAGGTAGTAAGTTAAAGACTGCTGTAACAACTAAACCTAGCAAACTTAAAAAAGGTGGCAAGGCATCTAAAAGACGCAGTAGCTACTGTTCTCGCTCAAAGGGTCAAATGAACATGCACAATATCTCATGTGCCAAGACTCCAGACAAAGCAATATGTAAAGCACGTAGACGCTGGAACTGCTAATGAGAGCAAAAGAGTTCCAGCCAAAGAAACTAGTTATCTTTGACATAGATGACACGCTGGTTCATACACAGACTAAAGTCCACGTAGTTAAAGACGGACAAGTGACTAAAGAACTTAACAGTCACGAGTTTACACACTACAAACTACAGCCAGGCGAGCAGTTTGACTTTGAGAACTTTCGTAACGCACACGACTTTTTTCACAAAAGTAAACCAATCATTCCTATGATGAACCAACTCAAACAAGACATTGCTACAGGCAATAAAGTTGTTATGGTTACTGCCCGTGCTGACTTTGATGACCGTGAACTGTTCTTAGATACATTCCGAAAATATGGTGTAGACATGGCAAAAGTTCATGTTTATCGTGCAGGCAACATGCAAGGTAAGATTCAAACGGAAGAAAAGAAAAAGATTATTATACGTAACTTGCTAGATAAGGGCAACTATACTAAAGCTATTATGTACGATGACGCGGTTCCTAACTTAGAATCATTTGTAGAACTTAAAGATGAATATCAAAAAACTAAGTTTTATGCATGGCATGTGAGTCTTGAAGGTGAGGCTAGAGAATATAAGCGTACAGATGAAAACTTTGCTGATGGTCGTAATCCGCAAGACAAAGGCGACAGTAAACGTCACGGCATTAATACCAAAGCATCAGTAAGTAGTCTACGTAAGACTGCCAAGCAAGGTGGCCGCAAAGGTCAACTAGCACATTGGTTGGCTAATATGAAAGCGGGCAAAGCAAAGAAACATTAAAGAACACACCTTAGGACCGGTACTTGTTACCGATAGTGTGCGCCGGCTGCTGGCGCAGGACGGCCCGATTCGCTACCGGGAATCCTGAAAGTGAGCATTTTTTTACGGATAAATATTAGATGATAGAAATTATAGCAATATTAGTGATGACACATATCACAATAGTATGTGTAACACTGTACCTACATAGATGTCAGGCACATAGGGGGATTGAATTTCATCCTGTGCTAAGTCATTTTATGCGTTTCTGGTTATGGCTGACGACCGGCATGACTACCAAACAATGGGTAGCTATCCATCGTAAGCATCATCAAAATACAGACGTAGAAGGTGATCCACATAGTCCGCATGTATTTGGCATATGGAACTTGGTATTCGGTGGAGTTAAGTATTATAATCGTGCTGGCAGTGATGCTCATATGGTTATGAAATACGGCATGGGTACTCCCAAAGACTGGATTGAACGCAAACTTTATACACCTCACCACAAACTAGGCATTCTTTTAATGTTGATCATAGATCTGTTATTATTTGGGCCTTGGGGATTTGTAGTGTGGGGTGTTCAGATGATATGGATACCATTCTGGGCCGCTGGTTTTATTAACGGCATTGGACACTGGTGGGGTTATCGTAACGGTGAAACAAAAGACCATTCACATAATGTAGTACCTTGGGGTATCCTAATAGGCGGTGAAGAACTACACAACAATCATCACTTAGATCCTGCTAACCCTAAACTAAGCCGTCGTTGGTTTGAATTTGATATTGGGTGGATGTGGTTTAAATTGTTTAGTTACGTGGGGCTAGCTAAAATTCGTAGTTAAACTGGTCAATTAATGTTTTTGAAGTGTTAGCAACTACGCTTTTTAAATGATCTGTATATAGTGTTTGATATTCAACTAAACAGTTTTCAACATTTTTATGTTGGGTTGTAGTCAGTAGGCTATCAATTTCACTAGTTAAATCTCCTGACTCAACTAACATCTGTCGAAGATCAATTGCAATATTTTCTGTAGTACCTACCCTAGTTGCGGTAGCAATAAAATTACTGCTGACAACATCATATAAACTTCCATTAGAGTCTAGCCACATTTGCCAAAACGGTGTTTGCGAAGTATTCCGTACCAAGTCTGAAGATTTAGACAGTATTGACACTTTCTTTTTATACATATCTGTAGGATAGCATAACGCTTCTATAAATTCAGTAAATGAAGGAGTATGCCCAAATGCTCGAATTAAAGGGTCAATAAAATTATCTGCTGGATTATAAATTTCCGACCCATAGATCAAATAATGATATAAGCTGTTATACCATTGCCATGGGTTTCTAACAAACAAATATACGTTAGGGCGATGAAAATCGTTAGATGGTAGTCTGTGTCCAAAATCTTCAATTGTTATTGATTTCAACACTTCTCTAACCCAATTGCCGCCCGTTTTAGGCATGTGTAAATATAACGCATTGTCAGTAACTATCATAGAAATATTTATATGATAAATACTAGCATGAGAGCAAAAGATTTTATCACCGAAAAAAAACAGACAAAGATGACTAAGCGACAGAGTCAGTCTAGTCGTGGTATCAATGTCTACGGAGATGCTGAAAAGGCTAATACTGATTATGTAGCATTTAGGTTGGGGCAGGCCATGGCATGTACTGACGGTAAAACTGCTCCAGATATAGATGCTAAGAGTTGGTTTGGTAAAAAGAAAACTGTACATCCATATACACAAGAGGAACAGGATATGTTTAAACTTGCGGCCAAGGCAGTAGGTGCAAGCTATAAAGACCTTAATCACGGTGATATGAAAAGTAAAGAACTAGATACCATCAACACAGTTAGCGCGGTGGCTAAACCTAAACGAAACAAATACGGCATATGAAAATAAACGAACTATTAACAGAAGCACCTATCGACTTTGATCCTAGTGAACCAATGAATCCATTAGTGCATAGTCATCAGGGAGCCAACCCAGGTAAGCTACAGTTTCGTATGCTACGTGCGGCAGGCCAGTTAAAGGATCTTGCCAAAAGAGCAGAACACGCTAGTCCCTTAGAATGGGAAACAATTTCCAAAAACTTTTCAGAGCTAGCAATGAACGTTGAGCAGATTAGACATGGTCTAGAAGAACTTGCCGCACAACGTAAAAAAGGTGGCGTCCGTTCAAGAGGCATTGATCCAAACATTGGATAAAATATAGTTGACATTGTCAACACAAGGCTATATAATAAGGCATTACTAAGGAGAAGTTATGGGCGCACGTACCTATGGGCCAGAAGAAAAGGCCAAACTAGAAAGACTCATCAACGAAGGCGTACAGATCAAATATGAACTGGACAGCTTGTCAGAAGGACTCAAAGAAACTGTTAAAGCAGTTGCCGAAGAGTTAGAAATCAAACCCTCACTAATCAATAAAGCTATTAGCATTGCCCACAAAGGTAACTGGAATGACGTATTCAGCGACTTCGACGATCTTGAAACACTGATTGTGACTGTAGGCAAGGATAAATGATTGCTACAATATTTGGGCCAACTATACAATGGATTAGAGATGACTGGCATAGTCATCCTCTACGTTTTTGCGTTGAGTTGCTCGCTTGGGCTATTAGTATTGGTTGCTCAATCACCATGGCAGCAACCGTACCTACCCCTCCTCTTCTTGTATTATATCCTATCTGGATTAGTGGCTGTGCTATGTATGCATGGGCTAGCTGGACTCGTAAGAGCTTTGGCATGCTGGCTAACTATATCTTGCTGACCACTATTGATACAATCGGGTTAGTAAGGATGCTAAGTAATTAATAGAAAGGTTTAGTCAGCCATAAATGACTACGTTGGTATTTGTCAGCCCTAAATGACATAAGGAGAAATATGAGCTATGTAGATGCTCTCTTTGACAGAGAGAACGACACTATTAAAGTTGTCGAAAGAAACGATAAAGGCGAACGGGTCTATAAAGAACATCCTGTACGCTACACATTTTACTATCCAGATCAGCGTGGCAAGTTCACAAGTATTTACGGTGAGCCACTCGCTAAGGTAGTATGCAAGAACACTAAAGACTTCCGTAAAGAAGTTTCTATTGCTTCAAATAAAGAACTGTACGAAAGCGATATCAATCCGATCTTTGTACATCTATCTGAAAACTATTTAAATCAAGACGCACCTAAACTAAACATCTGCTTCTTCGACATCGAGGTAGACTTTGATCCAGAACGTGGCTATAGCACTCCAGAAGATGCTTTCATGCCAATCACTGCCATCACTGTTTACCTAAAGTGGATGAAGAAACTTATTACATTGGCAATGCCTCCTAAAGGCATGAAGATGGAAGATGCTGTTAAACTAGTTTCCGATATTCCAGATACTCACTTGTTTGACAACGAAGGTGACATGTTGGAAACGTTCTTGGATCTAATCCAAGATGCTGATATTATATCTGGTTGGAACAGTGAAGGCTATGACGTACCCTATACTGTTAATCGTGTTACTCGTGTGTTAAGTAAAGAAGATACTAAACGTTTCTGTCTATGGGGACAATTGCCCAAGAAGCGTGAATATGAAAAATATGGAAAACAGGCTGTTACCTATGACTTTCACGGTCGTGTACACTTAGACAGTCTTGAACTATATCGTAAGTACACATACGAAGAACGTCACACGTATCGACTAGATGCTATTGGCGAAATGGAAGTAGGCGAAAACAAAACTGTCTACGAAGGCACACTTGATCAGTTATACAACAATGACTTTCACAAGTTTATTATCTATAACAGACAAGACACCTTGTTGTTAAACAAACTAGATGACAAGCTAAAGTTTATTGACCTTGCTAACACACTAGCACACGAATGTACTGTACTACTACAGACTACAATGGGTGCTGTTGCTGTAACTGAGCAGGCAATTATTAACGAATGTCATCGCAGAGGATTCCAAGTCCCTAATAGACAAAAGCGTGATGAAGATGCAGACAACAGTGCGGCAGGTGCTTATGTTGCATACCCTAAAGAAGGTATTCACGAATGGATTGGTTCACTAGACATTAACTCACTGTACCCATCTGCGATTCGTGCATTGAATATGGGTCCAGAAACTATTGTCGGACAGTTACGTCAGACTGAAACAGATAACTTTATCCACGAACAAATGACACTTAAGAAGAAGTCGTTTGCCGCAAGCTGGGAAGGTATGTTTGGAAGTTTAGAATATCAGTATGTGATGGAACAGCGTATTGATAAAACTATTACTGTTGACTGGGAAGATGGCAATAGTACTGAACACTCTGCGGCAGAAGTCTACAAGTTAATCTTTGACAGCAACCAACCTTGGATGATTAGTGCTAATGGTACAATCTTTACCTACGAGAAGGAAGGTATCATTCCTGGCTTATTAAAGCGTTGGTATGCTGAACGTAAAGAGATGCAGGCCAAACTAAAAGACTGCATCAAAGCAGAAAACAAAGTTGAAGAAGAATATTGGGATAAAAGACAGCTAGTTAAGAAGATTAACCTAAATAGTCTATATGGTGCTATCCTTAACGCTGGTTGCAGATTCTTTGACAAGCGAATTGGGCAGTCAACTACCTTAACAGGACGACAGATTGTTAAACATATGGCTGGTAAAGTAAACGAAATTATTACAGGTGATTTTGACTATCGTGGCAAAGCTATTATCTACGGTGATACAGACTCCTGCTATTTTTCCGGATACACCACATTAAAGAAAGACATTGATGCTGGGCATATTCCATGGACTAAAGAAAATGTTATTGCTTTATACGACCAAGTCGGTGATGAAGTTAATAAAACATTTCCAAGTTTCATGCTTGATGCGTTTCATTGTCCTAATAGTCGAGGTGAAGTTATTAAAGCAGGTCGTGAGATTGTTGCCATTAAAGGCTTGTTCATTACTAAGAAGCGTTATGCAGTTCTTTACTTTGATAAAGAAGGCAAGCGTAGTGACGTAGATGGCAAGCCTGGCAAGATCAAAGCTATGGGTTTAGATCTGAAACGCAGTGACACTCCTGAATTTATTCAGAACTTCTTAAGTGACATCTTAGAACGTGTATTAACTGTTGGGTCTGAAGAAGCAGTACTAGCTCATATTACTAGATTCCGCAGTGAGTTTAAAGCTAGACCTGGTTGGGAAAAAGGTAGTCCCAAACGTGCTAACAACATTACTGAGTATCAGGCCAAAGAAGCCAAAGCAGGTAAAGCTAATATGCCCGGACATGTCCGTGCAAGCATCAACTGGAATACTCTACGCCGCATGAACGGTGACAAGTATTCTATGCAAATTACAGACGGACAGAAAGTCATTGTCTGTAAACTAAAGCCAAACCCAATTGGCTTTACATCAGTCGCCTATCCAGTAGACGAACTACGGTTGCCCAAATGGTTTATGGAATTGCCATTTGACGACGCAGAAATGGAACAGACTATTATTGATAACAAACTAGAAAACCTTATTGGTGTTTTGGGTTGGGACATTAAGAGTACAGAAGAAAAGAACACTTTTAATCAACTCTTTGAGTTTTAAAAGGTTGACAAAACATATTAATCACTATACAATACACATAAGGAGAATCATATGATTAAGGACATTTTAACAGACATCGTAGCACATACACATTCACTAGGCTTTTTACCACTGGTAAAAGTCACAGGCGATAAAACTACGACAACAATCGAATCAATGGCTGAAGACCGTTCAGTTATTGTAACTGCTAGTGCTCATAAAGCAGTTGATGTATTTGAAGGCACCTTTGGTATGCCTAACTTAGATAAGTTAAATCTTCACTTGAAGAATCCAGAGTACAAAGAAAATGCAAAAATTGACGTTACTAAAGCACAACGCAATGGTGAAGAAATTCCTGTAGGGTTACACTTTGAAAATCAAGCAGGCGATTTCCAAAACGACTATCGCTTTATGAATGCTGACATCATTAACGAAAAGTTAAAGACTGTTAAATTTAAAGGTGCTAGTTGGGACGTAAGTTTTGAACCAAGTGTTACTGCTATTCAACGTTTGAAGTTGCAATCTGCGGTACATACAGAAGAAACAGTTTTTCAAGTTCGCACAGAAGATGGAAACTTAGTATTCTTCTTTGGTGATGCAAGTACTCACGCAGGTAGCTTTGTATTCCAAGCAAATGTTACTGGTAAGTTAAAGCACACATGGGCATGGCCTGTACAACAAGTTATTAGCATCTTAAATCTTTCT